TGATTGAATCAAGCGATTTCCTTACCTTACGCCTAAGTTCCTTCATGCGCTGACGTCGGGGCATGCCGTTTTCATTCAAGGGGACAAAGATATTGACGTTAACAGGTACTTTATTAATGAAGTCGAGCTCATTCAATTGCAGGTGATTGATAACGATATGTTCATTAGTAACACCCGATTCCGATGCATCTTTGTAAATCATAACATTAGTTTTTGCAGTAATCACAGCATCGTAGACTATATCTACAGCGTCGAATTCATCCATAATCAAATCTTTCTAAAAACAGATTTCAATGTATCTCTTAGATATTTCTCACATTGCGTATTAGCTCCTGAAACTACTTCATACCCTTTAGCTTCTACGGATGCCGCGTATTCCATTCCTGCAACACCAACCAACACGTAACCACCGGAATGAGACAGAGATACTTCTTCTGCAAGCCTACGCCCTTTATACTTACCGGTTGTCTTATCAGTTCCTTTTTCACTTTCGGTAAAGTTCTCTGCAACCACTTTTCCGTTTTTCGCAATTATATATCCAATAGAGCTTCGAAGGTTACCTGTCTGGTCTTTATATGAACCACTCCGACGAGCCACTTCGATAAACTTTTCACCTCCAGCTTGCAGGAAAACAAGCATCTTGTCTTCCGCTTTGCTTTGAAAGTGTTCAAACCAACGTTCCATTTCATCAAAGGTGAATAGGGGAGTCATGCCGTTTCTCATACGTTAATAATTGAATGTGATTGATAAGGTTCCCAACAGATAATCGGTACGTCAATACCTTTGGAAGCGACTTTCAAACGCAAAAACTTACTACCTGATTGAGGCTGAATTTTGGTATAGAAATAACCATGCACTTGCGCTTCATCACCAGCCGAATTACGTTTATAGACAACAGTACCATCACTTACAGGATCATAACGTCCGGGAACGGATATTTCAATCGGTTTCCCCGGAACCCATTCACCGTTTACTGTCTTTCCGTTAACGTCGATAGTGACTATCGCTGTATGTGGATATCGTTTTACCATCTGTTACCAGCCTTTCCTTTGATAATGATTCGTTTCCCGAGTTTACCGGCTTTCTCCGGCTCCCCGTTTTCTATATACAGTTGTTTTGCAGTCTGGACATAGAAAGAACGGGGATGAGTGATAGAAAGCTTATTCTCACTGAAATCCTGTGAGTTTACTAACATGGCGTACGTATCAGCGACACAAAGACCGACTTGCTTCATGCTTTCAGCAGTACATTCTGCTTCGGAGTTGATACCCCGCTTAACGAAGACTACCTTATCCAAGAAGCCTTTCATATCCTCAATGGAGGGATATTCTAGTATTGTTTCTCTGATTGTTGCCATAATAGATGATTAATAACCCTCTTCGTCTGTTTTTTCAGTATCTTCACCTTCCGTCCATGCCTGGCCATCAGTTTTCATGATGTACATTGCATCAGGGTCATTGATTACTGGAATTGCGTTAGCTTCCGCTTTAGTCCACTCTTTGAACGGTTCCAGTTCAGACCACTTGCTGATAAAAACAAAGTCTTTTTTCAGCGTGGAAGCTTTCTTCTTGTACTCGACAGAGTGTTCTGCTGCAATAGGTCCATGCTGAACGTCGCCACACTGCAAATCTTCCAAGAAACAAATATTGGCAGCTTCCCATGGATTTACTGTAGTACGTTGATGAGCGGCATTCTCAATACGAACGGATGGACTTACAAGAACGATCTGAACACCTTCCGTATTCTCTTGGGCAGCAAGATACTCATTGATAACTTTCTTGGAGATAGTCAGCTTTTCTTTCTGATTAATCCAGCCCCTAACCTTTTCGATAACTGCCTTCTGTTTCTTCAATAGAGCAAATCTATCTTTGCGCATCACTACATATTTGATAGTAACACCTTCGGCAGAAGCGGCAACTACGGTATCTTCAATATCCTGCAAGCCGTCGGCCGTTGTAGACTTAGACCAATCCACAGCAGCAACTTTCTTGTTTTCATTAGGCATACCACAGCCTACAAATTCTTCGGTAACAATACCATTGTTATTGCTTGAATTGAGAACGAATCCACCTTTGGACATCAACTGCATACACCACCATTCAAAACGACCGCGAACAGCATTATATACAAAATCCTGATCTTTGAACGCAAGGTCAAGAATAGATTTCAAATCCGAATCACCTTCACAATCCCTGCTAAGTTGCTGGTATTCATTCCAATCACTTTCGTTCATACCGCGTTTTACAGCAGTCTTAGGAATATCACCTGACATCTTACCGATAACTTCACGTTTCTTTTGAGGTGCGGAAGAATCGAATGAAATAACGTCAGCGATAACTGGTGCACCTTTCTCACCTGTAAGAGTCTCCCATTTCAGAGAGTTCTTCTGCTTTACACCGAAGAAATTAGGGAAAAACACCGGCTTAACCTTACGCGAGTTAAGGCGGGCGCCCATATTCTTACGGTTCACTTGTTTAATTAAACTTCTTTCCATATATAGTTATGAATTAATGGATTACATAAAACGGATAAAATGAAGCAACGCTTTAATAGCATCATCAACAGGGTAGGGCATTACTGCTTCATTAACAGTACCACGCACCAAGAGACCTGACTGCTGGTTAGCTACGGTCACATCAACCTTGTTCATGGTGATAACCTCCGGGGTATACTTGAACTTTGCAGCTTTGGCAGCAGCTTTAGCAGTTACAAGTACTAACACATCATCTACTTTCACAGCCCCAATCGGACCAGCAAGAGTTATTGTGTCATAGGCCGGGGCGGTCTTGTCGATTGCGGAGATTACATCGGAAGCTCCAGTTAAAGCACCGCCGATTGTAACCGCTTCCCCAACTTTAAACACATGATTCTTTGCTACCTGAATAGCTACCGCATCGGCAGCAGCTACAGCCGTAACTCTTCCAGTCTTAACAATATGATAAAGACCGTTAGTGTCCTTACCCACCATAACAAGCGGAGGAAGTTCATCAATGATTCCCTTCAGTTCCGCACGGGCAATAGTTCCACCGCCCTGAATGTCCTCGATAATCTTTTCGATTCCGGGGGCATACTGAAATTCACTTTGCTTTTTTCTGAACATAGCTTTTAATTATTAATTATTATTCTTCAAGTCCAAGGCTGGCAGTCCCGTTATTAGCACCTTCCTCGTCCTCCATTAGTTCCAGCCATTCTTTCTCTGAACGTTCTTTGGGCTTGTAGGAATTAGGCTTGTAATCACCACCGGCAACCTCATCATCTATTACTGACTGTCTGATTTCAGCGTATTCTTCTTGCAACTCTTTAATCTGATCTTCAACAGAAGTTTCAGAATTGACATCAATACGGTTAAACCACTTTTCAGGCAGTTTTGCATCTGCAAATAGTGTTCTGGCTGATGCCTGTTTCGTGGAAGTTGTGACTGTTGATACGACAGAAGATACCGATGCGGTCAACTCGGAGATTTGCTTCTGTTGGGCTTTCAATAGCTTAACTACAGATGCGGGCAAATCTTCGAAGTCTTCATCATCGTCTTCTTCATCATCGTCATCGGATTTTACTGTTTTCTTAGTCTTTTTAGCCGACTTGATAGGTTTACCATCCTTTAAACCATTGTTCTTTTCATACTCGGCAATAGCATCCTTTTTTGCTTTTTCTATTGCGGATGTGCTTTCAAGATCAGGAAGAATATTGTCTTTGAACAAGGCAATATAAGTATCAATATCCTCCTCCTTTTCGATTTTGAAGAGTTTCTGAACCTTTACAGCGTACTTTTCGTTTACACCTGCGGCTTTCAAGCCCTTTTTAATAGCATCAATGATTGTCATAACGATTTTCTATTAAAATATAAGGGGAGTAAATTTTTCCTGCTTATATATTTTATTTCAGAATCAAATGCATATATTTGTAATTATGTCAAAGTATAAAATGGATTATATAGAAGATAGACACGAATATTACAATGTGTATATATCTAAGTGTACACAATGCAAGCATTTTAATTTTGATAAATTAAAATGCCCGGCATACCCTAATGGCATTCCTGTTAAGTACCTTGATGGTTCACAGGTACATGACAAAAGAGAAAGCGACCAAAAAGGGGAGTTCGTCTTCCTAAAAGAATCCAATTAACGAGTTTTCGCTTTTGTATAATTCCATCCCATTTTTTCAGATATCCGTTTCCATAATATATGATAATGGACCACTGAAGCCATTGTTGGGGATAGTGTATTATTATTGATTCTAGCAGTAAACTCTACTCTTAGTTTGTTATTCTCCCGATTCACTAGCTTTTCGAATTTACTAATTGTAATTCCCCATCCTTCTTCGGGACGTTTCATAGCGAATGTATAATTAGGTGTTACAGCTCTCATTTCTGATACATTATGAGCTATTGCAAGATACATATCAGCCGGACTGAATGAGTTACCTATTCGTCCCAAACTCTTTTCTGGTTCTTGCCAGCCTCTTGGGTGATTATGTGTGAAAACGCAATCTTTCATCTTTGCACATTCTTCATCCGTAAACGCAACACTATATTTGGCTCCGCGCTTATCGATTACAACATTACCATTCCTGTCAAATAGGACTCCTGTCTCAAAGCTTTTATTCAGGCGTATTTCATTCTCTGTGTTGGTTATTTTGTTATAGAGTTTTCGCTCATTCCATTTTTGTTTAATATTTGCAATTTCAGAATCAGTCTTGATACGTTTAGGTTTAGAAACCTTTATAACTTCATTCGTAATAGGTTGGGAAACTATTTCTCTTTGTAGTCCTCCATCATTGGTAAAGTTATCCTTGTACCAGAAAGCCGATTGCAATCCATCTTTATTCTCGATGACGAAATCCTTTGCTCCCTGGGGAATGTCTGTAATAACCTGCTCTTTCGGAACTGTGTCATTCAGCAGGAAATCAGCAAAATTTTCCGGCTCCATGGTGATAGGAGTGGCAAAGCAGATACAAAAAGGATGAAAGCCTGTAAACTTGAACGTTTTCGGATATTTACCTACCATCGCATCACAGATCTTGCACGGTCCTCGATTATTGGCCGAGCGATGTATCTCAATACCTAATATGAAGTCTTGTTTGCTCCAACGTTCATAGTCTGCACTCCGGTAAGCTGTGTTCGTCGTTGTTGCAGATGTCCGGAGAGCGTTCTTATATGCAGAACGATAAACGCCTTGTCCTGGGTGGTAATCTTTCATCGGTTGAGACAAAACTAATTCGCCTTTCTCATTCCGGATCCTGCGAAAGCGTTTTTGGGGATTTTGCAAAATTTGCCGTATATCACTACTGATTCCGTTTGAATTACGTCCGGCAACTACGCCACTATCAAGATAGAATTCGAGTTGCGATTTCGTCTGCTGTGTAATATTCCAGACCCTATCAGATAATTTGAATCCGTTAGCGTCTATATCATTTTTTAGAGCTTCAAATGCAGATAGACTATGGGTAAACATTCCATCTTTCGTTGCACTGGAAATAGACATTCCCTTGATGAACTGGGAAATAAAATCATCATTCTTTCTTTCTGCTCGTTC